TGCTTACCATTTTTTAGTACAGCTTTATGAACCTGACCAATACTCGCCGACTTGAAAGGAGTCTCTTCAAAACTTTTAAAGATGTCCATGTCCAATTTGTCCTTCACCAAATTGTAATCAAAGGGTGGAACATTATCTTGAAGAGATTCGAGTTCACGCGTAAACTCTGGAGGGTACAGGTCTCCTCTCGTCGATGCTATTTGTCCTAATTTTACAAAGGTCGGTCCAAGTTCGAGAAGTTCTCCCTTGGTCCACCTGCCGAGTTCAGCCTTGTCTTCTGTGAAACGTTCCTTCCATAAAAACTTGGCGGCAAATTTCCAGGTTTTCACCTTTTGGTTAGATGCCAACTTGACAGATGGCACACGATTACTACTCAAACATAGCATATCCTACTAATATCTTAGGATTTTTTCTATAAGTAATATAAATGAACTTTTTGAATCCAGTGAGTGGTCGCGTCGAAAAGGTTCTTAAAATCCCTCTTCTCTTTACCCTCCTCGTCATGTATCAAGCCGCACTTTCACACAATGCCGTGTACATTCCCGAAAGAATTCTTGTACTCTTTAACGAAATGTGGTTCCGTGTTCTCACGATCTTTATTCTAGCACTCAGTGTTACGAGTGATGTAGAGATTGCTCTTTTATCCACGGTAATTTTCATTGGATCTCTTTACGCTCTCAAGACACCAGAAGAACGTAAAAAAACTGGCATCGTATAATATATGTGGTGGTTCTTTCTGCTTTTATATGTTTCCTATCTCGTACTCGGTCCCCACTGGGAGTCTAAATTACTGAAAGGTGAAAAACTGGCAATCGTCGATAGTAAAGAAGAACTCGGGCGACGTTCGATTTTCATATCGTATGTGGCACTTCTTTTCATTTCGTGGTTCTTACTCTTTCCATCACAGTCTTCCTTCGTGAGTGCTCTTCTATTAACTATAGCGGCAACGACCGGATTTCATCTCAAGTACGGAGTCGAAAAGCCCATACCAACCCATGCCATACTGACTCTTTTTCTTCTCTATCGAGGACGTTCATTCATGAGTCTTCAACTTTGGATCACGATGACGCTCGTAACATTTTATACGTTGATGCACGAAAAATTATATATTCCTTAAAAGTAGAATGAAGGTTCATATCGTAGGAGCCGGCCCAACGGGAATGTCTCTCGCATGGGAATTGCTCAGAACAGGGGAACACGAAGTTACGATTTATGATCGAAAGACGTCCGCCGGTGGGTCATGGTGGGAACCCGATGAAACTGTCAGAGACTTACACGCGCATAGAATCGTATTTGATCGTGCGTTCGTAAATACACGATCACTCTTTGAAGAGATGGGCATCTCTTGGGACACCATGTTTCAAGCGAAGGACAACGGTGAACACATGAAATTCGTTTTTCAATCACTTAACGTCAAAGATTATGGTGTGTTGATCAGTCTTTTCACGCGAGTATTTTTCCAACCCGCAAAATTCAAGAGTATTTCTTTAAAGGATGCCATCGGCACACTCAGTGAAAGTGGTCAAGCCGTCATCGAACATCTCGCGCTCATCATGGACGGTGTCACGTGGGACAGGATGTCAGCCTATGAATTCGTGAAAAATATAGATCATGTCGGTCTCTCAAAACCATATACACAAAAAGTATCGGGTAAAGTGATGTGCGATGCGATGGAAGATGCGATTTTGAACACGGGTGGAAATTTTGTATTTAACACCGAACTCGTTGATATCGCGTATGGTGAAGAAAGTTATGTAGCTCGATTTTCTGATGGTAAAACCATCGACGACGGTATGCTCTTTTTATGTATCGACAACAGTCCAGCTCTCAAACTTCTCGCCGAAAATTGGGGTCCGGACGCAGACAAACAAGTTAGAGAGAGCACATACGGTGCCATTAACATTCTTCTCGACTATGAAGATCCTATAGAGATAAAGACTGACCTCGAAATTGCCACGACAACAAAATGGAATCTTCAACCCAAAGTTCTCGCCGATGGTAAGACTGTTTCGTGTGTCATATGTCATCTCACGGAAGATGTTCTCACATCTGATTTTGACACGTTAAAGAATGAGGTGCTACAACAACTCAAACTTTCGGAGCCCCGTGCTGTGCGTATAGGATGGGGTGCCGACTGGAACGGTAAATCGTGGGACTTTACACAATCTTCGGGTGTACTCAGTCTTCATGGTCAACTTCCCTTTTTTGGAAAGTGTCCCAAAGTCGCCATGTGTGGTATGATGTCTCCTAGAAATACACCATACTCGAGTATCGAGGCAGCCGTAGAAGTTTCCAGGGCTCTCGGTCACCAAGTATTTGGTACGCGGGAACCGCTTCAGCCCATTCTTCTATCTCAGGTGGTAGCTGTCATTCTCGTGTTACTTATAGTTTTAGTTCTTTTGTATCGTACGAGAAACCAATGAAGTTCGTAGCCATGGTCCACGAACCCATGTACGAGTTTAATAGTAAAAAGTATATTCGTTTTATAATTCCTTCGAAAGTTTCAGAAATTATAGAACGAATGCATACACAAAGAAGGCACCTTCTCGTGAATCAAAACGTCGACGTCCCCCTCGATGGTAGGGTTCTCACCGTCAAAGTTCCGTTTCGGTACCGTAGGGTAATGTGTGACGTCAAAGGACGCCCCGTACAGTCTCTCATAAAGGGAGATGAAGTAGAAGTTGATGTAGACTTCAAAGGAGTTTGGAATGTTGGAAATTATTCGGGCTTCTCTTGGATACTCTCGAGCTCCTCAACCTCTTGAGTCGGATCGTTGGGAAGATCGATGGTCTTGAGACCACCCTTCTTGAAACCCTCAAATGTCTGGAGCATACCTTGAAGGCGAAAGACCTCTTGGGTGAGTTGCTCGATGTTCATACGAAGCTTCTTAATATTTTCATCTATGTCGACAGTTGGCATCTTGTACTCATTTAAAGTTTCCAATCTTTAAATAAGCATGCTCACGCGGACTGGATACCTCATAGATGCAGGGCCAATCCAGGAAATTAAAAAAGAACTTACCGTAAGACCCATCGTCAATGGCGACTTTGGATTTCCTCCACCGCCTTTCAAAGTTTTTAAACCAGCTAAGAATGGAATCTGCGTTCCAAGATTCTACGGAACTTCTAAATTTGGGGAGCCTACCCAAGACAAAAGACCTGAACCCGTCCGCATCCGAACCAAATTCGTGGGACAATTGCGTGACGCCACACATCAAAACGAAGCACTCGCAGCAGCAATTGAAGCAGGGCATGGCATCCTTTCTTTACCATGTGGGTACGGCAAGACGACGGTATCCTTGGCCATAGCGTGTAAGTTGGGGTATCGAACGATGATTGTCGTTCATAAGCAATTCTTAGCAGATCAATGGAGGGAGCGTATTCAACAATTCTGTCCGGGTGCGACGATAGGTATGGTACAGCAAGACAAGAAAAAAGTTGATTGTGACTTTGTCATCGCGATGCTCCAATCTTTGTCACTGAAAGAATATTCATTCTCGGACTTTGAAAGTATAGGAACGTTAATCGTCGACGAAGCCCATCATATATGTGCTAAAGTGTTCAGTCAAAGTCTCTTCAAACTCTGTCCTCGACACATCTTTGGACTCTCCGCCACTCCGGAGAGGAAGGATGGACTCACGAAGGTGCTTCACTGGTTTATGGGTCCCACCTTTTTCGCAGTTGAACGAAAAAATCAGGCGCAAGTAGAAGTGTTTCCAGTCACGTTCGATTCACCCAATTATAGAAACCCACCACCTTCGATGAGAAATGGTAAAATATCTATGCCAAATATGATCACAGAACTCGTGGAGGACAGACAAAGAAATAAAATGCTCGTGGAACTCGTCAAGAAAGCATCGAGTGGAACAAGGCAGCTTCTTGTTCTCAGTGACCGAAGACATCACTGTGAGTTTTTGCACCAATGTTTTCCCAAAACTTCTGGACTCTACATGGGTGGTATGAAAGAGGCGCAACTTCAAGAATCGTCTAAAAAGAAAATCATCTTCGCCACGTTCAGTCAAGCCCATGAAGGTCTAGACATTCCAACTCTAGATACGGTTATTTTGGCCTCACCCAAGAGTGACATAACACAAAGTATTGGTCGTATAATGAGAGAAACAAAGGGGAAAAAGAACGATCCACATATCTATGATGTCCACGACCCCTGGTCTGTCTTCACGGCGATGTATTACAAGCGAATGAAGGTCTACAGAAATGGTGGATTCAAGATTCATGGTAAACACGTGGAAGAGAACAAGAGTGACTTCCCTCAGGGAAAGTGTCTGTTTTTATAATCTAACCAACTATTAAATGTCTGGTGCATTAATACAACTCGTTTCGAAGGGCGTTCAAGACGTGTATCTCACGAGCGACGAAGGACATTCTTTCTTTCGTATGAAGTTTACCCGTCACACGAATTTTTCGCAAGCACCCAAGTTTATCAAGACGATCGATTCGAACGATAGGTCCATCACGATTCCAGTTTTGGGTGACGTCATCAACGGTATTTGGTTTGAGTCCATTAACACGAGTAATACGAATATCGCATCAAACCTGTTTTATAACTCGACGATCGATTTATACATAGGAGGTCAAAAATTAGATTCTCAACATTACGATTATTACAGTGAGATTTGGCCAAACTACATGTCCGACACCTACAACAAGTCCCAAGAACTGAACAATAAAGCGTCGACATCGAATCAAACATTCGTTCCTCTTCATTTCTTTTTCTGTGATCACAAGGCATTCTTACCTCTGATCGCGCTTCAGAACCATCAAGTTGAACTCAAAATCAATTTCGACGAGGCTACTATCGCCACCCTACCAGAAGATGAAAAGCGAGCCATCATGTATGGAAACTACATGTATTTGGATACGGAAGAACGTGAATCGCTCGTGAAGCGAACGATCGATTTTGTCATCACACAGACACAACGGGTTGAATACGCCCTCGAGAGTGTTACAGACAATACCACCCAATCCGGTGGATACAACGATCTCGATATTTCCATCTTTAATCACCCCGTGAAGTCCCTCTTCTTTGGGTACGGAACGTCGAGTCCTAATTTTGCACAGGATCGTTTTTCGTTTAAGAATGCGGACATATACGTGAACGGAACACCACTCCTCGAAAACATGAGCCCCGTGTATTTTCACACGGTTCAGAACTACTACAAGTCAAATTACGGTCAGACCGAATATGATGTAGATACACACACAGGTGTTTACACCCGATACTTCGCGTATCACTTTTGCCTCAACGCATCAGAATATAACCCATCTGGTTCCTGTAACTTTAGTCGTCTCGACAACGCTAAACTCATTCTCAGGGGTGTGGAGAAGGGTGAATTACGACCCTCGAATCAACCTATCTACGTGTATGCCGTAAACTACAATGTTCTTCGCATTAAGGATGGTCTCGCCGGAATTTTATTCGGTAACTAATGTATAAATGGGCAAGCTCGTAAAAGCTGGTCAGATTTTCGTGACCAGTCTGGACGCAACACCCAGAGAGACTGATATTTTGACGGGTCTCGCGAGTATCGATGCCGGTGAGATTACAGCGGATGAAATCACAGTCGCGAACCTCAACATCACCGGTGAGCTCGTGGCGGTCGCCGAGACTGTGCAATTCGCCGGTGTTACGAATGTATTTCGTATGACGGCTACGCAAGTTGGTATAGGTGTGCCAAGTTCACAACTTTTTAACGAATTTCAAGTTGGTGTGAATGATTTTTCAGTAAACAGAAATAGACAAAATCTCGTCATTGTGAATGGAAACGTCGTATCCACAAACCTTTTCGCGACGAACACGATCAAGACGACCAATAACAAGTTTTTGGTGGAAGGTGGAGCTTCGAATGTGGTGAAGGTGACAGGAAACACATTTTCTTCCAATCTGACGGTCGGAAGACAGCTCATCGTCGGTACAGAAGCTCCGTCCAATTCTGATGTCGCCATATTTGAAAACGGTAACGTGGTCATCCGTGATGGTACGTTACAAATTACGGGTAACGTGGAAATTTCGGGAAACTTGGCCATCACGGAGATTCCTGATTATACACAGGTAAACAGTCTCATCGTGGCGAACGCTGTGATTCAAATGGCGACAGATCCTTTAAACGCGAGTCCATTTTCGGGGAATGATGGGACGTTCGATATGGCTCTACTGATGTCGCAACGGGGTGGAAGTTCGAACGTCTTTTTTGGGTACACACAAAGTGATGATACGGTAAAACTGTCGAGATCTTTTGGAAGCCCTCTCAGTAAAAACTTTATCATGGATTCTTCAAACACGACAAATCTGTACATTTTGGGTGACGTGTACACACAAAACAACGTGGGTATAGCGAATACTTCTCCTGCGTACTCTTTATCGGTGGGTTCTAATCTCTACATAGACGATACGGCGGGAGTTTCAAACATTTTATACGCGAATGGGTATGGATTCTTTGAAGGTTTACGAATCGGTGACAGCGGCCTCACGGTTGGTGACCTCATCACCATGGACGCCGATGCGCCCATTCCCGTCGTCGTCAACTCCATCATACAAACCGACGGTCTCAGAACTACGGGTGCACTTCCCGCGGGTATTGCAAACTCCGCACCGGAAGATACACTCTCCATAGGTGATGTCGTGTTCGTGAATGCCTTTAGTGGAAATGCTCTGACAATTAACGGTAACACAGTCACGTCGCGTCTCATCACGGAATCGATCCGTGTCCAGGATTTCATCGAGGTCGAGGGTGATTCGGGTATCACCTCCGTAGCGAACGTCCTCATTCATGCAGATACAGATGGTCCGGACA